TACAGAAATGTATTAGAAAAGATTTCAAGACTGGATTTAAAGGACATCACCATTAATGCAGACTTTAGCTCTTTAGAAAATGAGAAGGCTAAGTATGAGCGTTTAAGAAAGTCTCTTTATTTAGATTTAGAAGATGAGCTAATCACAAGCGAAGAGTTTGAACGCTATCGCAGAAATTATCTTTTTAAGATCAAGCAAATCGAAGAGCAAATTACGACAAAACAAGAAGTTGTAAAAGAGCTTGAGAAACGCTTAAAGGATAAAGAAAGCTTTATTTCTAACGTTATTCCTTCTAAAGATTTAGATGAAGTAACAAGAGCTATGCTCATCACTTTTATCGATAAGGTAGAAGTATTAGAGGATAGGCAAATTAATTTTGTCTTTAATAACATTGATACAGTCAATCTACTTGAAAAATTGGCGGATAAGAATAAAGCAACAAATGCTAAGAAATTGGCCAAGCCTATCTTTCTCCACCAAGCTTATTCAAAAATCGATCCAACTCCTAGATATGTTTCAGTAGGAGGTGGTATGTAATGGCAAGAACATCAAGAAGATTTGAAGAAAAGAAAGAAATTACCAACAATAGAACTCAATATAGGGCTGGTATCTATACTAGGCTTTCAAATGAGAGAACAGAGAGCTGGAGGGATAAGTCATCTTCAATTGAAACGCAAACTTTGACTTGTCAAGAATATGCTTTAAAAGAAAATATACAAGTAGTTGAAGTTTATACGGATTATGAGTATTCGGGAACGAACTTTAATCGTCCAGAATTCCAAAACATGATGCAAGCAATAAGGGAGCGAAAAATTAACTGTATCATCATTAAAGACCTTTCAAGGCTTGGTCGTGAATATTTGGAAATGGGTAGGCTTATTGATAAAGTCTTTCCTTTTCTAGGAGTTCGTTTTATATCGGTTAATGACAACTTGGATACCATAAAGGAAATGGATAGTAAAAAATCTTTTGAAGTAACAATCAAGAATATTATCAACGATATGTACGCTAAGGATATTTCTGTAAAGATAAAGACTACTAAAATGAATCGAGCTAAAAACGGTTTTTTTATTGGTTCAGTACCACCGTATGGCTATAAGGTAATCAAAGAAGAAGGTGGACAAAGGCTTGAAGTAGATAAGAATGTTCGCTTTATTGTAGAAGAAATTTTTGCATTAACTCTAGAAGGAAAAAGTCAATTAGAAGTAGCGAAACATATTAATGAAAAAAGATATGCTACTCCAATGACCTATTACAGAACTGGGAGAATCTATAGGATAGACGATGATCCTCAATGGCATGTTGGTTCTTTGGGCAAAATGCTAAGCAATCAGTCTTATGCTGGTGATATGGTTCAGGGAATTAAATCCCAATTTTTAGCAGAAGGAAAGAAACAAAAACGTGCTGAAAAGAAAGACTATATTGTTGTTCAGAACACTCACGAGGCGATTATTTCTAGGGAGAATTTTGAAAAGATTCAAACACAGCGTAAGCAAAGAAAAGCAGAGTCTGTATTTTCATCAAAGGCTCATAACCTTAAAAGAGAACCTAAAAACAGGTTTCAAGGTTTAGTATTTTCCTGTGATGGTGAAGAACTCTATAGAAGATATCGTTTTAGTAGCCATAAGATAAGACAATTACAATATCTTTATCGAAATGAGAGATTCAATGGAAGCATTGGCGAGAAAGAATCCTTGTTTATTATGGAAGCAGATTTGGATAAGAGGATAGCTACAGATATTAGTAAAGCTATTCATACAATTACAAATAAAACTAGCTTCAGTAATAGAATTAGAGCTAAGTATGACGAGGCTATAGTAGAAGGTAATAGAAAATTAAGCCAGTATGATAATCTAATTCAAAAAGAGGAAATTACTCTTCAAAAAAGCTATGAGAATTATAGTCTAGGGAAAATAGATAGAAATACTTATCTATTAGAAAGGGACATAACTCAGGGGCGTATAGAAACAATAGAAAGAGAAAAACAAGCTCAGGAAATCAAAATATCTAACCTAAAAAAAGATAAGAGAAAGGCTTTAAGGTGGATTAAAGATATTTTTTCAGCGAAAGGGCTTGAAAAGCTACCAGCACAACTAATTGCTAGCTTAGTAGAAAACGTAATAGTTTACGATAAACATGAGTTTGAGGTGGTTTATAAATTTAATATGGAAAGTCTGAAGGAGGAAAGTAATGAGTAAGATTGCACTTTATATTAGGCTTTCTGTTGAAGACCAAATCAAATTTAAAGAAAGCGAAAGTATCATTAGCCAAAGAATGTATCTAAATGACTATTTAAATCAAAACACTGAATTAAAGCATTTAGAAAGAGTCGAATATATAGATGATGGCTATTCAGGTACTAATGAGAATAGACCATCATATCAGAGGTTACTAGAAGATGTTAAGTCAGGGCAAGTTACCAATATTATAGTCAAGGATATGTCTCGTTTTTTAAGAGATTACATTACTTTAGGTGATTATCTAGAAAATATTTTTCCCTTTCTTGGTATAAGATTTATAGCGATTAATGATGGCTATGATAGTTCAAAAGAAGTTGGAAATGGTGTTGAACTTGATGTTCAATTCAAGAATCTTATGTATGACTTTTATGCAAAAGATGCTTCTGCTAAAGTTAAGGCAGTAAAGAAAACTTTGAATGAGCAAGGAAAAATACAATCATGGAATCCACCATATGGCTATATGAAAGATCCTGAGGACAAATACAAGATTATTCCAGATGAGGAAACATCTTGGGTGGTAAAGAAGATTTATGAACTTTATCTTGAAGGTCTATCTACAAGGAAAATTAAGGATTATCTCAATGAAAACGAGATAATTACACCAGCTCAAAGAAAGCTTCAGTTAACCAAAATGGACTACTCAAACAGATACACAACAATTAAGGACAATCCAGCGTGGAACTTCTCTTCCGTAATAGATATTCTGGCCGATGAGATTTACACAGGAACTTATATCTATAGCCGAGTAGATAAGTCATTAGTTAATGGAACAAAAGAAAAGAGTAAATATCTCCCTAAAGAAGACTGGGGAAGAGTCGTTAATAATCATGAGGAAATAATATCTAAAGATGTATTTGATGAGGTTCAGGAGTTAAAAGCTTCTAAGCGTTTTAAGGACAAGAATACAGATTATAAATGGCACAATCACTCACCATTACAAGGGTTTTTATATTGCCCTGAGTGTGGTCATGTTTTAGCAATGACAAGATCAAAGAGACAAAGGAAAGATGGCACAGTAAAAGAACATCGATATTTTAGATGTCGTTATTGTAAGAATGATGGAGTAAAGATAATAGGGTCTAATGCTGATAAAGTTGAACCGTTAGTATTAGAAGCGATTAAAGTTAAATGTGATATTTCTTCTGAAATACAAGAGCAGAAGAAGTATCTAATTGACTCTGATGTTCTCATACAAGATTTAGAATCTAAAAAGCTTGCTTCTTATGAGAAATATAAACTAGGAAAAATGACAAGACTTGATTTCATAGAGGAAAAGAAAAAACTTGATGATGAAATTGATGCTTTGATAAATGAACAATCAAAGAAAGTTGTTCAACAAGCAAATATTCATGAAGAAAAGTTAACAAGAAAGCTGATGGAAAAGGACATCAAATCAATCATAGTTAGAGGAAATCAGATTCTAAAAATTGAATGGAAGTAAGCTGGAAGAGGGTGACATAACAGTTGCCCTCTTTTAATGTCTAGAAGCACTTATTTTTACATATTATATCGGAAATATTTTTTGATTCTATTTGTAAATATTAACCAAATTTTCAATAAATCTATATAATTTAAATCTAATTAGCTATAGAATAATAGTATATATTATGACGTAAACTGTTACTACAAGTTTATAAGAAGATTTTAAGGTAATAAAATGGAGGATAGATATAAATGATCTATTATTTTTCTGGTACGGGAAATACCGAACATATTGCTAAGAAGTTGACAACTAAGATTGGTCAAGAATTTATTCTTATTACTCATGAAACTATTACAGATAAAGATGAGCGCACGATTATCCAAACTCCACTTTATTTTTGGTCTATGCCACAAATTGTCAAAGAATATTTATCAATGATTACTTGGAAAAAGAAGATGAATTAATTTTTATTCTAACTTGTGGAGGATCTTTAGGAACAGGAGATTTAGCCATTGAGAAGTTGATAAACCCAGCACGATCAAAAGTATACGAACTACCAATAGAAACCAATTATATTATTTTTCATGAAATGGACGATGAAAAAACGATAAAAAGTAAACTCAAGAAAGCCGATGAAAGTCTTCTGAAAATCATCGATGATTTTGAAATAGGTTTTTTAAAGAATGAGAAAATAAAAATCGTTATTCATCAAGAGAATATCCAAGAAGAAAAACTAACTAAAGATTTAATCGAAAAATATATTGTGTCGATTGTAGTTAGAGGAAATGAAATATTATAAGTAAATTTTAGATAATAGCTAGTATCCAAATTCAATAAACTATCAAAAAGCTGTTGTTGAAGTGGATACTTAGAAGTGATATAATGAAAAAGAGAAAAATAGTTTCTCTAAAAATTAATGTATTAAAGATGCATTAATAATTTAAGGAGGACATAATATGCAAATATATGGTGGCATTTATCATATCAGATTAAGAAACAGTTCATTAAACCAATCGATTAATTAACCGGTTATAATGAACTAAAAAAGGTTCATTATAACCAGAAAGGTAAAGGTTATAATGAACAGAAAAAGTGTTAGATTTGGACAAAATTTTGTAACTTCTATTAATGATATAAACAAAATATGTAAGAAGATAGACGTGAATTCTAATGATGTTTATTTTGAAATTGGTCCAGGTAAAGGGCATTTTACTCAATACTTTGTGGAAAGGGCTAAAGAGGTAATTGCTATTGAAATAGACAGTGAATTAATTCCTATATTAAACAACAAATTTTCAGATCTAGATAATATAAAAATTGTTAATCATGACTTTATGTCTTATGAATTACCATCTACATTTAAGTATAAAGTTTTTGGAAATATTCCATTTAATTTGAGTACTTCTATTATTCGTAAACTTAGTTTAGAAAAATATGCAGATGAGATTTACTTAATAGTGGAATTAGGGTTTGCAAAAAGATTAGAAGACTTAAACCGTAAAATGGGACTAATGTTAGCTCCATTTTATGAAATTTCAATTTTATACAATATTCCAAAAAGATATTTTCATCCCATACCCAGTGTTGAGGTAGTGCTGATAAAACTAAAAAGAACTTCCTATAATATGTCCATGAAAGAATATATAAAGTATGAAGACTTTATAGAAAAATGGGTAAAAAAGGATTATAATGTTTTATTTACAAAAAATCAGCTAAAACAAGCAATCAGATATGGAAATATTGATAATTTAAGAATCCTAAAAGTTGATCAAATTCTATCCATATTTGAAAGTTACAAATTATTTAATGGGTTAAAGTAATATAATATTTTAAAAAAGCAGTTGACTTAATAAAGTTGACTGCTTTTAATTTTATTATCCATTAATATAATTATTGTCATTAGCTTGACACGAGAGGGATCTGGCTCTTTGCTTTTGACAGTGGGACGTCACCTCGACATAGATAAACAGAAGACATTGCACTATTATGGTCAAGAGAAAAATACCGCTACCTATAACTTGTGCCGCATGAACCTATTGCTGCACGGTGTCAGACCGGAGTTAATGACTATTCGCAACGCTGATACTTTGGCAGAAGACTGGCCGGAGGATCCCGAACATCCCAATGAAGGGATGCAGTTCGATGCTGTGGTCATGAATCCTCCCTATTCCCTGAAAAATTGGAATCGATCCGATATTAAAGTGAGCGATCCGAGATTTGAGATTGCCGGGGTGTTGCCACCCAACTCAAAAGGAGATTTTGCATTTCTTTTGCACGGTCTTTATCACTTAAATCCCCAAGGCACTATGGCGATTGTGTTGCCCCACGGCGTTCTTTTCCGTGGCGCTACGGAAGGGGAGATCCGCAAGCGGCTCATTGATAAAAATTACATCGATACCATCATTGGTATGCCAGCTAATCTTTTTACTAATACGGGCATTCCTGTAGTCGTTATTATTTTGAAAAAGAATCGCGATCTTGATGAGCCGATACTATTTATCAACGCAGCGGAGCATTTTATCAAAGTGGGGCGCCAGAATGCTCTGCGGGAAAAAGACATTGCCCGCATTGTCGACACCTACATCAATCGGTCGGAGAGGGAAGGGTATAGTCATCTCGCGGATATCGCTGAAATCGTTGACAATGACTACAACCTGAATATTCCCCGTTATATATCTTCCATCGATCAAGACATCCCGCAAGATGTGGATGCCCACTTGCTAGGTGGTTTGCCGCAAGAGAATATAGGTCAACTTTATGTTTTAAATAAGGTAGTGCCGGATATTTTAAAAGAAGCGTTTAAGTCGATCCGTCCCGGTTATCTTGAATTGACTATGTCCATTGAAACACTTACAGAGAAGATATTATCCCATGATCGAGTGATGCAAGTGGCAAAGGAACTTGCTAATGAGACACAGGGTTATATTGATCGGTATTGGGATCGTCTACGGACAATCGACTTCGATACCGATCTCAATGAATTGATGAAGACCATGCTTGAAGATATGAAAGATATACTGCAAAGTTATGACTACATTGATGTATATGAAGGCTATCAGGTTATTGCGGAAATTTGGAATGATAATTTAGCAAGTGATCTGGAGTTATTGAAAGTAACCAAGGGCAAGGACTTTTATGATCTCGGTCGCAGTCGCGAGCCCCATATGGTAACGAAAGGCAGCGGGAGCAAGAGACGTCAGGAACAAGATGGTTGGGACGGCAGCCTTGTAACCACCGAGTTGATCGAAAAACACCTCTATCAGAGTGATGTTCAAAATATTGAAGATAAGCGACTGCAAATTGATGGGATTGAAAGCGCACTTAGCGAGTTGGTTGAAGCCGCAAAAGTGGAAGACAGCGACGAAAATGCCGCCCTTTATGACGCTTTGCGGAAAAATGCAGACGATGAACCGGGAGATTCATTTGACAATCGCTCGGTCAAGGAGGAACTAAAGGTCGCCGAAAAAGGTACAGAAGAATATAAATGGTTGAAACAAGTGGAACGCTTAATGGCCGATCGCACGCGTGTTAATCGGGAGATTAAAGAGGCTGAAAAGGCATTAAAAGAAACGGTTCAAGAACGGATTGTTCATTTGACGAATGAAGAAATTGATACCTTGGTTTATGACAAGTGGTTTGGTAATTGTATCGATGAAATTTCCGATCTAATCCATGCGCCGCTAAAGAAGGAACTGGACACCCTTGCCATGTTTCAGGAACGATATGCGGATACGTTGGCGGACATAGATGATGAAATACGTGCCATGGAAGATGTGCTCGCAGAATTGAGCCGTGAATTGGTGGTGGTGTCATGAGCAAGGATAAGAGGAAGATTCCCAAACGGCGGTTCCCGGAGTTCAGTGGTGAGTGGGAAATAACAACTTTAGGTAAAACGGTTGAAATAATAATGGGTCAATCTCCTAAAGGAATAAATTATACTACAAATCCAAATAATCATATATTAGTTCAAGGTAATGCTGATTTAGTTAATCAGCGTGTAGTTCCTAGAGTTTGGACAACGCAAATAACAAAATTGGCTAAAGCCGGAGATCTAATCATCAGTGTAAGAGCTCCCGTTGGAGAAATAGGAAAAACTGATTACGATGTAGTACTTGGTCGAGGTGTTGCAGCAATTAAAGGAAATGAATTTATTTATCAATTATTAGGAAAATTAAATATTGAAAATTTTTGGAGTAAACAATCAACGGGATCGACTTTTCAGTCAATAACTTCTGATATTCTACGGGAGGCAGAAATCCCCATCCCCACCTACGCCGAACAAGTCCGCATCGGCAACTTCTTCCGCCAACTGGACGACCTCATTACCAAACAGCAGCAGAAAATAGAAAAAATGCAAGCAACCAAATCTGCGTATTTAACGCAAATGTTTCCGGCAGAAGGTGAAAAACAACCGCGTCTTCGGTTTCCTGAGTTTAGTGGTGATTGGGAAGAGAAAAAATTGGGGGATATTTCGATTTCGTATTCTGGTGGGACTCCAACTGTAGGAATTCCAGAATACTATGCCGGCAATATTCCGTTCATTCGTTCATCAGAAATACACACAAACTCTACAGAATTATTTATATCAGAAGAAGGTTTAAATAATTCATCTGCAAAGCTTGTAGAACCAGGTATTATCTTATATGCATTATATGGTGCTACAAGTGGTGAGGTTAATATTTCAAAACTTTATGGTGCAATCAATCAAGCGATATTAGCTATTAAATTATTTCCTTTATTTGACGCGTACTTCTTAGTGAAGTGGCTTCAAAGTAATAGAGATAATATCACGGCTTTATATTTACAAGGCGGACAAGGTAATTTATCTGGCACAATCGTTAAAAATATAATTATCCCCATCCCCACCTACGCCGAACAAGTCCGCATCGGCGACTTCTTTCGCCAATTAGACGACGTCATCGCCGCCAACCAACGCAAACTCAACAAACTCAAAGCCCTGAAAGAAGCCTACTTGAATGAAATGTTTGTATAATATCTATAAACATGTGGGAGACAGCCATGATAGACAACAAACGAAAAAACATGGGACGTTCCGAAACCGGTTGTCTTGCTGGTTCGAAAACACATATATTTCTGGAATTTTCAGACCTTTATGACTTTGCTGGTAAAATCCGCACAGTCAATCCCGTCAAAGGATCGTTTTGTTTTGTGACTGCTCTTATTTGATGAAACACTGGCAAAGATCCAATCAGAAGTCTTACACAACTTTTGATGAGATCGTTGAAAATATAGTAATACATATTGTCCGTCCATTCCGATAAGACAATGGCAGGAGTTTGCACATTTCGTTGGACGCACTATTGAAGCAAGTGCTCAACACCGATTGGAATATGATTAGATGAAATGATTACTTATTGACCATGAAATCTAATCCGACTGAAGGTTTAGAAATCAAAGTGCTATGCAATCAAGTTTTGACCGATAAAGAAGGCGATCAAAAGAGTTACATTAAGGACATCGAAACAGTTACTGTTATAGAAAACATAAGATCTATTAAAATCGCTGGCATTGTCCATAGGTTAGAAAGAATAGATTAGCTGGAGTAATTAGGATGAGTAATACAAGTAAAGATGCCAGTGAACGCGCTTTTCAGGAGAAGCTTGTCAAAGAACTGGAAAAGTTCAAATGGGTCAGTCCTGATGAACTGAATGGCACCCTTCATAAAGTCACCGTAGACGATCTGATCGCCCATTGGCGGAGGGAACTCAACCGCATCAACGCAGATCAACTGGAAGGTGTTCCCCTGACAGATGACGAATTTAAGCAGGTTATGGCAAAAGTCAAACAGATCCATAACAGCTACGAGGCGGCTAAGATTCTTTCCATGGAAGAAGGCAAAGGCAAGATCGATGGTATTTACCGCGATCCCCATCCGCGTGTCAAGCGACAGCAAATCACCTTGACAATTTTCAAGAAAGCAGAAGTCCGGGGCGGTGATTCCAGTTATCGTCTGGCGCAGGAAGTTTCAACGGAAAACGGCAACCGCTTTGACATTATCATGCTGATCAACGGTTTGCCTCTTATCAATATTGAACTAAAGCGCACCGACCGGAATCTAGATGCGGCCTTTCATCAATTCAAGCGTTATTACTATGACGGTGAGTTTAACAACAATTTTATGGCATTTTCCCAGATGATGGTCAT